GTTTTGCCTGTGTGCCAACCTATATGTCTGATGCATTCTTTAAACAGCAGGACAAGGTTCGTGCCTGTATGACAATCAGAAATCCTATTGACGTTGGTAAGAGATTTGACGAAACATTCAAGCCAGACCCTGACAAGAAATACTACGTCCACGCTGACCTTGCACAGAAGCATGACAAGTGTGCTGTGGCTATTGCTCACGTTGAGAAGTGGGTAAATGTCCAGGTAGTTAAAGATTACCAACAAGTAGTGCCAGTAGTCGTAGTAGATGCTGTAGTGTACTGGGAACCTCGTATCGAAGGTCCTGTAAACCTATCAGAAGTTAAGCAGTGGATTCAGAACCTTCGCAGACTTGGCTTTGATATTGGAATGGTTTCTTTTGACCGTTGGCAATCATTTGATATCCAGAATGAGTTAAAGGCTGTTGGTATTAAAACTGAAACTGTTTCTGTTGCTAAGAAGCATTACGAAGATATGGCTATGCTTGTTTACGAAGAGCGTCTAGCCATGCCAGCCATTGACCTACTATTTGAAGAACTAACAGAGTTGAAAATTATGAAGGGTAATCGTGTAGACCACCCTCGTAAATCTTCTAAGGACTTGGCAGATGCTGTTTGTGGTGCTATCTTTGGTGCTATCTCTCACACCCCTAGAGACCTAAACCAGATGGTTGAGATTCACACCTTCCGTGACAGGAAGAGCGTGGAAGAGATGCACGAATGGGATAAGCGTAATATTATAGAAAAGAATAGACCAGAACAAAAAGACCTGGATTCATACTTTAAACAATTTAACATCAACGTAATTTAGTGCTATAATGGTCTTGTTGGAAACTTCCAACGAGGAGAACTAAAATCAAACCCCAAAGATTTTTACTAATTATTCTACTAGCCTTTGCCCCTATCTTTACTGCTCAATCTGCGTTCGCCCAGACCCAAGCAGAGTACGATGCACAAATTGCTGCAGCACAGGCTAAAGTTTCTGCTGCTCAAGATGCCCTACAAAAGGCTCAGGACGAATTGACTGCAGCACAGCAACTGCTGGTAGATACAAATAAAGCAGTATCAGATGCTAATCAAGTTTTGCTAAATAAGCAAACAACTGTGAGCCAAAAGGCAGATGCCCTGGAGGCTGCACAAAATGCGGTAGACCAAGCACAGGCTAACTATGATAATAACCTAATTGAAACCCCTATTGATAATGCACAGCCTACAATACCAGGTTTACAAGCAGATATTTATACATTCAATCCTAATAATGCGTATCCAGAAAAAGATGCAAGTAAACATACATTCTGTAAAACAATTACCGTTGATAATATAAATAAAGATTGGGGCGGTGGGGATATTGAAGGCTGTGGAGGAGATTTTGTTATTATCCACTATACTGGCTTCCTCACCGTTCCTACAACAGACAACTATTTATTTCATGCTATGGCAGACGATGGCTGGTATATGACAATTGGAGATACTGTTGTTAATGATAACTGGGTTCTAAAAGGCTGTGGTGGCTGGTGGAGTCAAAGTATTCAACTAGAAGGTGGAAAATCATACCCCATTGACGCATGGTTCTATGAATATGGTGGTGGTGCTTGTAATCAGTTATTATATATGGATAGCAAGACTTGGGATACAGTGCCAGCAGACTGGTTTTCACAAAATGAAAAGCCACAAGTAATTAGAACTAAAGACCCATCACTATTAATTGTGCTACAAGATGCTCAAAAGATTTTATCAGATGCAACTACAGCGTATCAGGCAGCACAGGCGGATGTTGCCACAGCAGATGCAAACCTAGTAGAGTTACAAAACAAACAGTCTAAAATTCCTGGTACAATAGATGTAGCACAAAGTAGTGTAACAAATAAACAGGAGGAATTGAGTGTCGCTCAACAGGAACTACAAGCCATTCCACCTTTTACCGAGCCAGCACCTACGCCTCAAGAGACCCAGAAACCTGTTGAAAAGCCAACAGAGGTTATCGTACAACCGATACCAGAACCAGACCCGACAGCAACCCCCGAACCCAGTCAACCTGAGTTACCAGTAAACGTAGAAACCGTAGACCCTCAATCACTTACCTCAACACAGGTAGAGGAACTAAAAACGGTAGCAAATGAAATTCTAAATAATTCTGAACAGGGCTCACCAGAATATCAACAAGCACTTACAGCCTTATTCGTTGCAGCCCAAGCAGACGACATTGTAGTAAATGAAGAATTAGCCTCAGTACCAGTACTTGGAGCAACCGTTGTAGCCCTTACAGACGCAATTAACTTTATGGGTAACGTAGGTTCAGACATGTCTCCAAAGGTAAGAGAAGAATCTAAAAAGGTTGTTGTGACAGCAGTTGTTGCTGTTGGAGCAGCCGTGAACGCAGCAACAGGAGCAGCACTAACTGCAGCAGCACCATCAGCAGCAGCATCTGCATCAGCAGGTGGCTCAGGTGGAACATCAAGTAGAAGGAGGAACGATTAATGAAAAAATTTCTAAATGACCTACTAGGTCAAGCCTGGACACTACTTGGTATGTTTGTTGCATGGCTGGTCCTTGAGGGTTCAGCAAAAACAGTTGTAGGATGGGCAATCATCGGAACATCAGTTCTATGGATGATTACTTATCCAATCAGAAATCCAAAAGATAAGGAGGAAGACTAATGAACTATTTAAAAATTGCAAAGCGTATGCTTGCCCTATTCCTCGTAACAGCCCTAGCAACAATTGGTGCTGGTGCAGCAATCGGTATTGACGTATTACAAGCAGCATTGCTCGCTGGCATCATGGGTGTTGCCAACGTTGTAGAAGACCTTGCTCGTGGATACCTAAACGATGGCGAACTTTCAGAGGATGAAATTGACGCAGCATTCGTGGACAACATTCCAGCAGATAAGTAAAACATATTTGACAAGCCCTCTCTAGTACTGTATAATAGATACATGACCTAGAGAGGGTTTTTATGTTCAATAAGAAAAACATTGCAGACAAAACAGAAGTCTGGGAGTGGATGGAGTTCGGCATTCAAAAGGGCTGGATTACAGAACCATTCTGCTACACTCATGATGGAGACCCATACATGACAGAAGAAGAAGAAAAGGAATGGGAAGAAGGCGGAGACCCATGTGCTCCAGTTTTCAAAGTCCTAATCTAATGCTTGACAAATACAACTAAATAACGTATACTAGAAATACATGACCGCAAAACTGACAAGACCACTGCAGAAAGGCTTGTTGTAGGATGTGTGAGGTAATTACTCTGACGAGGTAGGCGTTGTCGTTCCCTACCGCTTTGGTCACTAACTCAATGGCAGAGTGTTCGGCTGTTAACCGAAATGTTCCAGGTTCGAGTCCTGGGTGACCAGCGAGTAATAATCTGGATGCCCCTGGGCTACCCATCTTGCAAGGATTATTACTTTTGTTTCTGTAACTCAGTTGGTTAGAGTGCCACCCTGTCACGGTGGAAGTCGTGGGTTCAAGTCCCATCAGAGACGCAGTGGGGAACTAACTCAATTGGCAGAGTGCTACCTTTGCAAGGTAGAAGTTATGGGTTCAAGTCCCATGTTCTCCACCACGCCACCTTAACTCAGTCGGTAGAGTGCCATACTTGTAATATGGATGTCGTCAGTTCGATTCTGACAGGTGGCTCTGATTATGATATAATCAATTAGAAGGAGATGATGCATAATGGCAAAATCACAATATCCAGTAGATGGAAAACCAGGCAAGGCTTGGAAGGTGACTTCCCCATTTGGTTGGAGAATGCACCCAATTAAGAAAGTAAAGAAGCACCACAATGGTGTAGATATCTGGCAGGGTGGAGAAACCACTTATCTAGAAGCATGGGCAGATGGCAAGGTTATTGCTGTTCGTCCTAACAATGACCCAAACTCAGCAGGTCACTCAATCATCGTTCAGTCAACTGTAATGGGCAAGAAGGTCACATGGACCTACTTCCACATGGTTCCTGGTTCTATTAGAGTTAAGGTTGGTCAGAAGATTCAGGCTGGCGATATCGTTGGCAAGATGGGTGAGTCTGGCTTTGCAACTGGTAAGCACCTACACTGGGAAATCTGGGCAGGTCACATCAAGGGTCAGCCAATGGCTGGCTTCAACACAGGCAAGGGTTACTATGACCCAATGGCTTTCATCAAGGCTGTTCTAGAATGGGAAAAGGTTAACACTGAGGCTCACAAGGATACTCCTGATAATGCCCCTGTTACTCTAGCACCAACTCACTCAGTTCCTGAGATTCCAACTGTGGCAGTTCCTAGCGAAGCCAAGGTTGTAAAGCCAGAAGAGGTTGTTGCTCCTGCTCCAGCAGTACCTGCAGCAACTCCAGCAAAGGCAACCAAGCCAGCACTAAGTGGCTACCTCAAGAAGGGTTCTAAGGGTGCTGCAGTAAACTACTTGCAGTCATTCCTAAAAGTCCCACAGACTGGCATCTTTGACCAAGCAACTCACAATGCAGTTGTTCTATTCCAGAAGCGTCTAAAGTTGACTGCTGATGGTATCGTTGGTCCAAAGACCTGGGGTAACGTTAAGTAAATAAATTAGATTGCTAGTGGCTACCGCATGGTAGCCCTAGCGTCTTTTTACAGGAAGATATAATGCCAACATACGAATATAAATGTCCAGATTGCGATTTCAAGATTCAAGTAGTTCGTGGAATCAAAGATGATGACCCAGGCTATGAATGCGAGACTTGCAAAACTGTAATGAAGAAGGTATTCTTTATTGGTGCAGTAACCTTTAATGGCTCAGGTTTTTACTCAAAGGATAAGTAATGTTAGAAACAAAAGAGTGGGTACTTCAAGCAACAGACCGTTGTGATGAAACCATGTGCTATGCACAGGCATATGTTCGTCTAGTTGCGGTAGATGGTTTCCTAGACTTCTGTGGGCATCACTATGAAAGACACCTAAGATTAGGAGCAGGTCCAAAGTTTGACAAAATATTTTATGAAGTTATTGATGAGAGAGAACGCCTTATTGAAAACAAGTCACAGGGAGATGATTACTAATGTCTGACCATCCTACTTTTAAATACAATGAAGAAATGTTCGGCGGTACAGAGACAATGGCACGAGGATTTCTAAAAAACATTCTTCCAGAAATGACTAACATCAATAACTATACTAACGTTATTATTCCTGGATATCTTCCACAGCCATCTACCATAGGAATTGACGGTAGCACATACATTTTCTGGCTACACAATACTATTAAGCAATATGCTGGACATGTTGGCAGGGTTCTGAATAATGTTCCAGTTCGTAAAGCAACCAAGTATGTTATTGCAGTATCAGACTATCACAAGCATGTACTCGCTCAAGAACTAAACTTAGAACTAGATAGGATTTATGTGATTCCAAACGCTATTGAGCCAATTACGCCAACACCTGGCAAGTTTGACAATATTGATAAAGTTAAAATCATCCACGCATCTTCATCAGACCGTGGGATGGAGGTTCTTCTAAACGCTATCCCACTAATGAAAGAAGATTTTGAACTAAACATCTTTAATAATTTTTATCCAGACCTTCCACATAACTTTAATCTGGCTGGAGTAAATGACCCAAGAGTAAACTTCTATGGCAAAACACCACGCAAGACTTTGTATAAGTTCTTTGCAGATGCTCACATCCACGCCTATCCATCAACATACCCAGAGACTTCGTGCCTAACACAAATGGAAGCACTCTCTGCTGGATGCTACACAGTCCACACAAACTTGGGGGCATTGCCAGAAACATCAATGGGACATGGGGTAATGATTCCATCACATGAACTAACACCAGAGAGATATGCGGAAGAACTAGATAAAGCAATCCGCAAGGTTCGTGAAAATGGATATGACTACACCAAGCAGGTGCAGGATATCCTTGACAACTTTACCTGGGACAAGGCAAAGCAAAATTGGCTTGCCTTCGATAAAACAATCTAGTATAATAAGTTTAGGTGATTATATGGAATACTTTGCAGGTTCGCTTGTAACGCTAATCACAATGTACATTGTTGCTAAGTTAGTTAGAAATCCTATCAACAATGTGCGTAGGGTGCAAACTAGATTTTCACAAAGCCGCCAATACGAACTGGTAAAGAATTTTATTCCAGTATCAACTAGACCAAAACTAAACACACAAGCATCTAAGCATACTGACTCACAGTATACTCGCATTGTTTTTCTTGGGGATGTTGCTTACTGGATTGAAGACAACCGAGTTTATACCGCACACTTTGAAGACGGAATTGTTGACTATGAAAATAAAAAAACAGTTGACATGACCACCATTGATAAGGTAGAATTAGATAAGATGATATTTGTCGTCGAACGATTAACGGAAGGACTATCAAATGATAGTGGCAATTCAGGGAACTAAGAACTTCAACGAATATGAAGTATTCCTAAGAGGTATTGGAAACGCTCTGCGTAGCCTACCAGAAAGCGATAGGGAGTTTACCATCATGTCTGCTGGTCCACTTAACATTAATCGTTTTGCACTAGAGTTCTCAAACATTAGTGAGCGTAGCCTAAAGGCTCGCAATGTAAAGATTAAACTTGTTAAGGTTCCTCCAACATGGATTAAGGATAACATTCACAAGGTAAACTATTTCCTATTCTTCAGCAAGCCAAAAGAGTCTTTGTCTGAATTAGTTGACTTGGCTGAAGCCAAGGATATTGAAGTCGGAGTATATCGCTACTAATGCTAAGTAAGAGAGAGAATGCTTTTCTTTCGGTTGCTAGATATCTTGCTAAGAAATCTGATGCCAAGCAAAAGCACGGAGCAGTTGTTGTTAAGGGCGGTAGCGTAATTGGTACTGGCTTTAACAAAGATAGGAACCATCCAGACTTTGTATCACCTGAACACATCAAGCAGCATTGTTCTGTACATGCTGAGATTGATGCCA